AACGGTTATTACACCTGGGTCGTAAGTAACCGAAGGCGGGCCTGCATAGATAAATTGATAACCAGACGGGAAAGTCAGGTTTGCTCCCGACAAAACAGATGTCGGAAGATCGAACGGAGCGAACCTGTTTTGCGTTGCATAGTGGGTATAAATAGCGTTGTGGTCGTCCACCGTATCGCTCACAAAAGTAAAACTCAAGCTGTGATCAACAGCTGCGTTATTACGCCTTACTGTGACGTAATCGCCCGATAAAGTGCTAGTGCTGCGTGCCGCAAACGCACCAGGGGTGTAGGTGCGGCTTTGTGGGGTGAGTGAAGGAAAGTCAGCCATTATGAACAGGAGTAAGGATCAAGCCCCAGGGATCGTATTGGTTGGGACTTGTTCATCATCTCGATCTCCATTCCAAGTGGCTTCAATAGTTGACTGATCATTTGAGAACTCCCATGCACCCACAATTCTGTAAGTGGTAATTTCAGATGCCGAAGCGCCAAACCCCACGGATGCACCTCCCCCACCGCCGCCGCAAGCGTTACCAGTTATTCCGCCTAAGGCCAGGCTTCCGCCTTGCGCGACACCTGCTACAGCCCAAACAGCTGTACGCCACTGCCTGAAGCTATCGCTAGGGCCGGCAAAAATGTTGTCTGAACTTGTACCTGTAATTGGCGTTGGACCAAGTATGCAACCGTACAAGCCTCTAAGCCCGATGCTGCTAGTTACTGCAGTCCAGTTTGTTGTCACCGAAGAAGAGGACGTTCCTGAGGACGCTGTAGAAGTTGATATCGTGCCACTGAAGCGAACATAAGCATACTGAGTGGTATCAGGATTAACTGATTCAGTTTGACCGAGATTGATTTCAGGGCCAAAACCTGACGGATCGCTAGGGTCTGGGCATTGACCTATTGCTACAATAAAATGATCAATGTCGTCTGTAGTAATAAATGATTGATATGGTCCGGAGATTGGTTTGTTAACGCATTGTTTCAACGTTCTCTCGCCAGTCGTTTTATTTTGGCGGTAGAAACAAACCCGACCATCGCAAGCCAAATCAGAGGCAGGAATTTCTACATTATCCCCAACAGTTGCAGCTCCAAGAGAATCCGTGCTGTCTAGCGATTGATCAAGCGGATCGTCAGGATTGTTTTCCCCGTCTGGGTAAGAACTATCTGTATCGCTCGGAGTAGGAATGTTAAATCCCGTATCGCCGGTAGACGGCACAGTACCCCCGCCGCCGCTAGACGTACCAATCAACGTGGTATCTGTTGAGCTGTTTTCGTCGCAGTCAAAATCGCTTCTGCCGACATCGATGGTGTTTCCAGCTCCACTTGCTGCGGCTACTTGCCGTGCAACAATGCTGCGGCCTTGAGAATCAATAGGGAAGTGGGTTAAATCGTAAGTAATAGTGCTGGTAAATGTTTTTTCAATGCGGTTAATCTCGTAGAGTTTGTCGTGATGCTCAACGGCACCTTCGCTCGTTTCGCGGCGCAAGCGAACACGTACCAGGTCACCAACGACCAGCGTGCTGTTGTAGTTCTGTTCGCGCACAGTTAGGCGCAAGTGGTGCGTAATGAACTTACGTTGAGCCAGACGGAATGTTCCGACCTTTACTGCGTGGTTTTCGTTCGTGCAGTAATTACTCATATCGATGTTCATAAACGGGCCACTTGCGGCTTCGCCTGTGTACCGAACTTCGACAGTACGTACCAGGCCGAAATTTGCTTCCGGCTGCTGCCGCCACTGGACAACAAAACAAACAGGTTCTCGGTCTTCCAGGCTGATGTACTCAATCTCGAAACCCCCTTCGACGACATGCTGTTCAGTAAATGTAAACTCAGGAGTTACCTGGGTCGTCTTAATAGTGTGGTCCGTGTTGTATGGCAACCGTGGCTGCATACCGAATTTGCCGTTGGTGTTGGTAACACGCAGCAGAAAATTAACGCTAGTGTCCTGCAGCCAGTCGAGTAAATTTTGACTGTTAGTTACTGCTCCGTTAAATAGAAAACTATTGGCATCGGCAAATTTTGCGGCAGTAGTTAATGCCGTGTTATCGATTAAATCATCAGCCAATCGGTTGTTGGTTTGGAACAGGTACTTAACAAGGTCAACGTAGTTGTCAGATGGCCCAGCCGTGCTGTCAACTAAACGTGTGACCTGTAAACCCTCCCGGATAAATACGTTTAGAGTTTTTCGGAGCGTTTCGGAATCGATATCATCGAAAGCACGCTCAAAACTAAGAGTAGTTAGTCCGCTGTACGAACCAGATGTGCCGCAGAAAACCGGAAATCCGTGCTCTTTGCGTTTTAACTGGTACGTGGTGTTGTCAGAACTGCGGTAATAATACTGGGTGCCGTCAGGGAAATTTACAGACTGGCCCGTAGTTAATGTGCTTATATCAAAAGCGTAAACGTTGCTGGCATTCAGCGAAGCGGTAAAAGTAAAAAAGTCGTACATGTCATTGCCCGGATTCCACGTACCTGCTCTGCCATCAAAGACTTGGTTAAACGTTCCATGCCTGCAGGTTCCGTGAAACAGGTCCCTTATCTGAATTTGAGGCAAATCTCCTTCGCTGAGGACTAGAAGGTACTTAAGTTGGATTCTCTCAAACGGGACTTTTGCGACGACGGTGCCCCCGTCTGTCGATATGTCCTTTTCGACAATGGTGTTAGAGAAAAACGCCTCTGTCATTTTCGGCTGAACCATCACGCCGCCGTTACTGTTTCTGCGTCGTGCAAACAGAATGGGGATTGGTTCGCCTGTTTTTAGAGCTTCCTGCGGTTTTTCTAGGTCTGGATTGCCTGCGGCAGCACCTGCAACAAGCTCTGTCGCACTCAAGCCGGTTTGCGCCGACAGCAAAAACAGAGGATCTGAGATGCGGATGCTCATAGCTGGATCGGAACCCCTACCAAGCTATTTGTAGCCGTTCGGGGCGGGATTTGCGCCCCAATAGGGGCCAAGGTTGATCCTAACTCGACTGTAAGTTCTGTAAATGACCCATTCATCCTGGAGACATACCCCAAAAACTCTGCAATCAGCGTCTGCCCTGACTGAACGGCAGTAATGCCCAAGCGAGTGTCGAATTCATACGTGCTGACTAAGCACAACTGCTGTTCCTTGAAAGCAGTCTCAAAACAGCTCACTGCCTGCGACGTAGCAGGCATTTTTAGTAAAACCGTTTGGCCGTTCAAAGCTGAACTTTCTCCAACACCGTCCCACTCAAACGGGAAGTAGGTGTAAGTCTTGGAAGACAGGGTTATGTCGGTGTTGACGTAGAAATTTTGCCAGAGCTTTTGATCGGCTCCGCCAGAGACGTAAACACGTAGATACTGGGCCTGGCCTCTGTTGCTCATTAGCGGATACCGAGTAAACGGCGATTTCCGGGGTATCGCGAGGATTGTGAGCTGATACGGGCCACTTCGCGAAGACCCTCTTTAAACTCGTCCATTCTGACGTAATGCTTGCCCTCAAACTCAATCACAGGGCCGGTGTTTACGTTTACGCGCACAGCTTCATTGTTATTGAACCCTCCTAGCGGAGCCATGGATGAATAGTTAAATGAGCTGGCACTTAGCTGTGATCTTCTCTGTTCTTCTCTTGCAAGCCGTTTATTTTTAGCTTCTTGTGCGTCGTCAAGGGCTGCGACCAGCTCATATATGCTGCTGAAACCTCTGGAACCTCTACTACGTTTAACCTGTTCACTGACATCCCGGTCAATGGGCAGACGGGTGGTTACTGTACTGGTACGTTTTCCCCTGCCTAAAAGTCCTCCACCACCACCACCGGCACCACCGCTAGAACCGTTGGCCTTAGAAGCTCTTTCTGTTTGTTTTGCAAGCTGTGCTGCAGTAGCTGCGCGTCGTTTTTCTACGCGCTCTGCTTCAATACTTTCGAGCTTACCCCTCAAAATGTTATTAGCGATGATGCCTTTCTGTTTTGCAATTTGAACAGAAAGCCTGAGCTGCTTGTCAGCAGAGCTGACCATTGCTTGAGTTAGTTTGTTGCTAAGTGCTTCAGATGCGGCAATCTCACGTAACTTGGC